TTGAGCGCGGGAAGAAAGAGGCGAGGAAGTAATGCTGTCACGACTCTTGAACAATGGAGGTGAGCAACGCGCAGTTTCATTCCAATCGCTGTTCGCATTAGGCGACGGCTTCTCGATGACAACCAATGCCGGAACTGTTGTCACCCAGCAAGACTCGTTGAAGATTGAGGCTGTGTATTCGTGTGTTCGAATCATTGCTGATTCCGTTTCCACTTTGCCTGTTGACACGTTCGTCCGTGTTGGTGCTGAGCGTCAAGCGTTCCGTCCACGACCAATGTGGTTGGATAACCCTGAGTCTGGTATCACCCGCACTGAACATTTCCAGCAGGTGTTGGTATCGTTGTTGTTGAACGGCAACTCGTTCACTCGGATTGTTCGTGACGATCAAGGTGTGGCTGCACTTATTGTGCTGAACCCTGAGAAGGTTGAATGCACACGCAACCGTGAAACACGTCGTCCTGAGTTTGTGTATGACAACCGTGATGTGATCCCACATGAGGACATGATTCACATCACTGAACTTCGTTTGCCTGGTGAAATGCGTGGCCGTTCCCGCATTGATCTCATCAAAGAGAATCTTGGTTTGGCGAAAGCCTTGGAAGAGTTCGCTGCACGTTTCTTCGGTCAAGGCTCAAGTGCTTCCGGCATCATCGAGTTCCCTGGCAACTTGACTCGTGAGCAGGCGAAAGATTTGGTGAATGGCTTTGAGGAAGGTCATCGAGGGTTGCGTCGTTCACATCGACCAGGCATTCTGTTCGGTGGCGCAAAGTTCACCAAGACCACAGTGGACAACGACTCGGCACAGTTCCTTGAGTCACGCCGTTTCGCCATTGAAGAGATTGCCCGTATCTTCCGTGTGCCACCAGCAATGCTTGGACACAACTCCGCTGGGGCGATGTCCTATGCGTCGGTAGAAATGAACGGCATCAACTTCGTCACCCACACTCTCAGACCGTACATCTCCAAGATTGAGGACGGCTACCAGAAGTTGCTGACAGGTCGAGCATTCTTGAAGTTCAACGTGGATGGTCTGTTGCGCGGTGACCAAGCGTCACGCTACGCAGCATTCTCGACCGGTATTCAATCAGGCTTCCTATCAATCAACGACATCCACCGCATCGAAGACATGTCTCCTGTTGAGGGTGGCGAGGCGTATCGTGTTCCGTTGGCCAACGTGGACATCGGCGCAGCGAACCTTGCCGAGTTGGACAAGAAATCACAGATCGCACAACGCTTGATCCTGTCAGGCTTTGATCCTGCCGAAGTGATGAGCGCACTTGAGCTGCCAACGATTGCGCACACTGGTGTTCCTTCAACACAGTTGCAGGCTTTGTCGACAATCAACCCAGCCGATCCCGCATCGGTCTACGAGGTGAAGTCGCAGAACATGGACATCAACATGCCTGAAGTGATCTTGAACTACACGCCACCAGCAGTGAATGTTCCTGCACCAGTGATCAATGTGCCTGAGACTGTGGTTCGGGTCAACATCCCAGAGTCACGGCCTACTGTGCGCACCGTTGAACGTGACGCTGAAGGACGCATTCTGACAATCACCGAAAGGGTTGAAGACTAATGGCACACGGAATCGGTGCATATCTTGGCAACGCTTGGCTGAATGCTTTGGGCAACAACACATCGTTCGCTGTTGCACAGGTGTATGTGAAACTTCATGTCGGTGATCCTGGTGCTAATGGGACTGCGAACCCTGCAACTGAGACAACACGCAAGGCTGTGTCGTTTGGGGTGGCTTCGGCTGGTGTTTTGACTTCTGATGATGATGTGACTTGGACAAACATTGCTGGGTCGGAAGATGCCAACCATTTCACTGCTTGGGATAGTTTGACCACAGGCAACTTCTTGTTCTCTGGAACGATTACTGCGAACCCGTATGACGCTGGTGATACCTATGCGATTGATGCAGGTAATCTCACCGCTTCGTTGACGCTCGCCTCGTAGGTTTGTGATGGCCGTTCAACGGTTTGTTCTTGACTCAACCACACTTGACAACACAGGCTTCGGCCTTGGTGGTGGTGCCGCGTTCATTCTTGACTCGTCAGCCCTTGATGGGACAAGGGTGTTGGATGGTGGTGAGTTTCTAACTGTCGCAACTGCGGCATCGACTCTTGGTGGCCTTGCAAGTACGGCCACTGCAACTGTGGTCAAGGTGGCGGTGGCTTCGTCGGCGTTCGGTGGTTTGGTTGCGGCTGCGCAGGCTAAGACAAGGAAGGCTGCTGTTGCGGCGGCGAGTTTGGGCGGGCTTGACGCATCGGCCACAACGAAGGTTGCCAAGGATGTGATTGCTGAGGCAACTTTGGGTGGGCTTGACGCAACTGCCACAACGAAGGTCAAGAAAGATGTGGTCGCTGCGGCCAGTCTTGGTGGGTTGGATGCAGCTGCTACAGCACAGGCTTCGCCTCCTGCGCCTCCACCGGTTGATGACGGTGTTGGCTATCAGCCCTACAGGCAACCAAGACCGAAGCCAAGACCGAAGCCCAAAGAGATTCCGATTCAGATCAATGAACCAAAGAAGCCACGTCTGGTGTCTGCTGTCGGGTCGAGCATGTTGGGTGGTGCGGTTATCGCTGCGACAGGTTTGATCACATTCAGTATCTTGGATGACGATGCTGAAGTATTGTTGTTGATCTGATGCCTTATTTCATTACAGACAAAGCGGAGGGCTGCGCAGGTTGGGCAACCATCAAGGAAGATGGTGAGGTCATTGGTTGCCATACGACGAAGCAGGATGCGATTGATCAGATGGTTGCTGTGTCGATTGCTGAAGATATGGAACCTGGTGGTGAACGTGCGTTGCCGGACAACTATCGGCCTGCGTTGTCACCTGATGTTCCTGAAGGTCGAGCATGTGGGAACTGCGAGTTCTATAACGAAGATGATGTTCAAGGTGAGGGCGACAATCTGAAGGCTTGGTGTGAGCGTTGGGATGCGTATGTTGATGGCGGTTTCTATTGCAACGCCTGGCAACCTCGTGAACAAGAAGACGAAGACGAGATGGAAGATGAGGTGCGTCAAGTTGCACTCAATCTTCCAACCTACATTCGCAACGCAGCTCGCAAAGGTTTGGACTACTACGGTCAAGGCTTGGCTGGTGACGGTTTGGTTGAGCGCACTGTTCGTGAGGCTCGTGACATGTCGCGTGGCGACATCTCAGAAGACAAGGTGATTCGTGCGAACGCTTGGGGTGCCAGACATCTAGTCGATCTTGATGCACCAAAGAACTCTGATCCTGACAACGATGAGTTCCCTGGTGCCGGTGCTGTGGCGTTCTATTTGTGGGGAATCAACCCGCTTGATCCTGAGCCTGCGATGAATTGGTTTATGTCGAAGGCTGAGCAGATCAAAGATGAACGGGCTGATGCTCCGGCACCGAAGAAGGATCAGATCGTTGGTTCTGAGAAGAATCCTCCAGGTTCAGCGAAGGCTCCTGCTGGTAGTGGCACGATTGAGTTGTCTGAGGCGATTGAGACAGGTTTGAAGAATAAGGCTGATGAACACAATGATTCTGTTGGGGATAACCCTGGCAAGCGGGCAACGGTTGGGATGTTGCGCACTGTGTTCCGTCGTGGTGCTGGAGCGTATTCAACTTCGCATCGTCCAGGTATGACTCGTGATCAGTGGGCGTATGCCCGTGTGAATGCGTTCTTGTATTTGTTGCGCAACGGTCGACCAGAGAATGATGCCTACATCGGCGACAACGATCTGCTTCCGAAGGCTCACCCCAAATCTTCTAGAATGCTGAGTTCATTTCCTGTTAGTCTTTCAAGCATGGAAGAACAGGTTGAAACACGCCGCGTCACGTTCAACGAGTTTGAGTTGCGAGCAGACAAGTCTGGCGACGGTATGTCGTTCACAGGTTATGCCGCAGTGTTCAATTCTGATTCCGAGCCTTTACCGTTTATTGAGCGGATCGCACCTGGTGCGTTCAATAAGTCCCTGAAGTCTCGGAACAATATCCGCATGTATATGAACCACGATTCAAGCATGCTTCTCGCCACAACACGCGCAAAGACTCTGCGCCTGTCAGAGGACTCCAAAGGTTTGTTGGTGGATGCAAGTTTGCCTGACACTACTGTTGGCCGTGACCTGTCCGTGTTGATGCAACGCAAAGACGTGGACTCGATGTCGTTCGGTTTCACTGTTCCTTCAGGTGGCGACAAGTGGTCTGATGATGGTCAGTATCGTGAACTGCGTCAGATCAAACTGTATGAAGTTTCGGTAGTCACAGGTTTCCCTGCCTACTCGGCCACATCTGCCTCTGTTCGTTCGTTTGATGCGCTTGCTACCCGTACCGGCATCGACGCTGACCGTCTTGCTGTAGCGATCACGAACCTTGAAGCAGGTCAAACATTGTCACCAGATCACGCAGCTTTGCTTCGTGAAACTGTTGCCAAACTAGAACCAACACCACAGGCTGCGCCAGCCCACATCGGGATCATGGCGAAGCACCTTGAATTGTTGAAGAATCCCTTCTAGTATTCTTGTACTGCATTGTTCAGCGGAGCCGCTGCAATGTTGCTGATTGCGGAGCCGCATCAGGTTGAGTTGAGTTCTCCCTGCGTATCCATATCCGTAATCAAACCGAAAAGAGAAATATCATGAAAGAATATCTAGACCGTCAAGTTGAAATCCGTCAACGCGCATGGGACGAAGCCAAGTCAATCTTGGACAAAGCCACTGCCGAGAAGCGTGACCTCACAGCAGAAGAATCACAGACCTACGACCGAATCAACAAGGAACTCGATGACCGCGCAGCGACCATCGCCAAGATCCGTGAAGATGAAGCTCGTGAACTGCGTTTCGATGCAGCAACCCGCGAAATCTCTGACCAGGTTCGCCCAGTGTCCTCCGCACCAGTAGTTGATGACGCAGCAATCATGCGTTCGTTGGCCAAGGGCGAAGTACGCAGCGCACACTTTGAGAAGCGCGATGTCATCAAGACCCAAACTGGTTCGCCAGTTCCTACGTCGTTCTACGACCAAGTCATCGGCCTCGCCCGTTTGGCTGCACCAGTCCTCCAAACATCAACGGTGTTGAACACCAATGGTGGAGAGAACTTGCAGATTCCATCGCAGGCGCAGTACTCGACGGCAGCAATCGTTGGCGAAGCAACTGCAATCGCAGAATCCGATCCAGTGTTCAACTCGTTCATCACATTGTCGGCCTACAAGTACTCGTTCCTTGTACAGGTCTCGCGTGAAATGATCGAAGACGCAGGCGTGGACATTCTGTCCTTCATCGCAAGCCAGGCTGGAGCCGAACTCGGCTTCCGTGTTGGTGCAGCTTTGACCACAGGTTCCGGAACCAACCAGCCAAAGGGCATCGTCACAGCATCGTCTGTTGGCGGTACCGCAGCAGGCACGGCAGTTCTTGCAGGCAACGAACTTATCGACCTCTACTACAGCCTTGATGGTGCAGCTCGCAACCTTCCAGGTGTTGGCTGGATGATGAACGGTAAGACCATCGCTTCGGTTCGCAAGATCAAGTCAACTGACGGCATCTACTTGTTCAGCCCATCGCTGGCAGTTGATGTCCCAGACACCTTGCTCGGCAAGCAAATCTTTGAGAACCCAGCAATGGCCGACCTTGCCACAACAAGCAAGAGCGTCATCGTTGGACACCTACCTTCGTACTATGTGCGACAAGTTGGTGGAATCAAGATTGATGTTTCGGATGACTTCGCATTCAGCGCAGACCTCCGCACGTTCCGTTGCACATTCCGTGTTGACGGCAACTTGCCACAAACTTCACACATCAAGCACCTCCTCCAGCCATAAGGCTGAAGGGGACTTGATCCCCATAAATCCCCTAGGCTTAGGGTCGCAACGAACACGCAGGGCGTTGCGACCCTATTTCTATTTACCCTGCTACTGCGAAGGAGAAGGAAGTGAAAGATGCTCGTCATCATCAAGGGAACACCAATCGACCTACCCGACCTGGAGGCGACCCTGCTCTTGCAGCGGGGCGTGGCACACTTGCCCGAAGTGGCAGACCTACCAACCCCAACCGATGCAGGGCGTTGTGGTATTCCAACGCGCCCTTCACGCACTCCGGCTACGGCCAACAAACAGCGCAAATCGTCCCAAGGCTCACGCAAGAAGGACACGAAGTAGCGATCCACGCAATGTATGGACTGGAAGGTTCAACATCAATGTGGAACGGTGTCAAGATTTATCCGCGAGGGAACGCACCATATTCCGATGACATCATGGTTGCGCATTGGATGGATTGGGCTAACGGCAACAAAGACATCCCACCAATCTTGATGACTCTGTTTGATGTGTGGGTGTTCAAATCTCCATCGTTTGATCTGTGTCCGAATATCGCTTCATGGGTTCCAATAGATCACTCACCTTGTCCAGAGGATGTGTTGCGTTGGTGTGCGCGTCCTAACGTGAAGCCGATAGCGATGTCTAAGTTCGGTGGGCAGATGTTAGATCAGGCAGGCATTGAACACTTCTATGCGCCTCACGGTATTGAACCTGTGTTCAAGCCAACAAAGAAATACAAGAGTTCTACAGGTGAGGCAACTGGCCGTGAACTGATGGGCATACCTGAAGACAAGTTTGTGGTCATGATGAATGCAGCGAACAAGGGTGCGAACCCTTCACGCAAATCGTTTGGAGAGAACCTGTTGGCGTTTGGCATCTTCGCCAAGACTCATCCTGACGCAGTCATCTATCTGCATGTCGAGCGTGATGGTTCATCTGGTGGGATCAGTGTGCTTGATCTGATCAAGGCAGTTGGGCTTGAGGAACATCAGTACAAGATCGTTGATCAGTACGCCTATCGGATTGGGTTCCCGCAAGAGGCTTTGGCTGCGATGTATTCGGCAGCTGACGTGTTGTTGTCTTGCTCGATGGGTGAAGGGTTCGGGTTGGCGGTCATTGAGGCTCAGGCTTGTGGCGTTCCTGTGATCGTTTCAGACTTTACGGCTCAGCCTGAGTTGGTTGGGTCGGGTTGGAAGGTCGATGTGCAGCCGTTCTGGGATGCCCATCAGAAGGCATGGTTCTGCACTCCGCAGGTTCCTTCCATTGTGGATGCCCTGAGACAGGCCTACAAGGCTCCGAGAGGCGTGGACAAGACCGCTGTGGAGTTTGCCCAAGGGTACAACGCAGACACCGTCTACGAGGCTCACTGGAAGCCAATCATGAAGGAGCTGCATGAATGGTGCCTGTCATCATCATCCCCGTCCTGAACCGGTATGACCTACTGGAACGGTGCCTGCAATCCATTGACTATCCCGTTGAGCATCTGATCATCATTGACAACGGCGGCGAGTCGAGCCTGCAATACTTTCCTTGGGTGATTGATCGGCGGCTGGTCAAGAACTATCACGTCTGGTCAATGCCCACCAATCTCGGTGTCGCACCGTCTTGGAATCTTGGTATCAAATCAACACCTCACGCACGAGGCTGGATTCTGTTGAACTCTGACGCATGGTTCAAGCCTGGACAACTAGAACATTTCTACGATGGCTGCGACGATGGGACGGTGGTTCGCACGAAGCGGAACTGGTCGTGTGTGTGGCTTGGGCAGGATGTGGTGAGCAAGATCGGTCTATTCTCGGAGTGTTACGTTCCCGCCTACTTTGAGGACAATGACTATGAGCAACGTGCGAAGGCGTTCAACATCTCTGTCGTGGTTTCGGATGTTGAAGTTGAGCATGATAATTCGTCAACGCTCAAGGCGAACCCTGCGTTTGGCGAGAAGAACAACCGCAGCTTCGCAGACAACAGCAATCTCCACGACATGCGATGGCGGTCAGGAATACCAGACGCGGGGGCTTGGGACTTGGGCAGACGACGAACACTCGGGTGGGATTGATGCGCGTCTTTGATGGTGTTCTATACAACGGTGAGGCTGATGTTCTTGAGTGTCGTTTGTGGGAGTTGGCTGACACTGTTGATGTGATGGTGATCATTGAGGGTGACAAGACTTTCACCGGCAAGCCACGCCAACGTGCAGATCGGGAACGGTTTGCCAAGTGGGCTGATCTGATTCATTGGGTGGACTTCGATACACCAAGACATCACAATCCTTGGACTGTTGAGAAGGCAACTCGTGACCAGTTGCTGGTTGAGTTTGATCGGCTTGGTTGTCAGCCTGATGATGTGATTACTGTGTCGGATGTGGATGAGATTTGGCATCCTCGGATGCTGGACACTTTTGCTCAGGGTTGGCATCGAGCGATGATGCGAAACTTTGCTTTCAGTGTTCATTGGGAACGCCCGTTGCATTACACGATGATTGGTGGCACTCGTGGGAAGGCTGCTGATTCTTTGGATTGGATGCGCAGATTTGATCGGATCAATATGCCTGTCGCTTTTGGCGGGTTTCATCTTGGTTGGATGGGCGGGGTGGATTGGTGTGTGAATAAGTTGACTGAGTTCTCTCATCAGGAATACAACGTGGGTGACACGCGCACAATGATTGAGGCTTGTTTCGCTGAGGGGAAGTTCATTGATGGTGAAGTGATGAACCAGGTTGAACTTGATGCTGATTGGCCTTGGTGGATTCGCAACAACTTGCATCCCGAATCGTGGCGGGTGAAGAGATGACGGTCGGTGTGGCAGCTTGTGCTTCTGTGGAGTATTGGGAGAAGTGGGGTGGCCAGTTTGTTAACATGATCGAGCAGTTGCCAACCAAGCCTGATGAGATTGTCGTTGCTTCGTTGGTTCCGTTGGATGTCCCCGATTTCATTCGCAATGTGCGCACGGCTCAGTTGTTTTGGGATTCTTGGAATGATGGCTTTGCTGCTTTGTCCACCGAATATGTGTGGGGCTTCGGGCTTGACGATCTGATCCTGCCGAACTGGGCTGACGGGCTGGTGTTGGACACGGATGTGGTTTCGATAACCGGTGAGCAACGACCTGGTGGCCTGTTCCAAGCCAATGAGGCTGGGTTCGCTCGGATGCTAGAGAGTGGCAACAATCCGATGAGTGGTTCGATGATATGTCGTCGGCAGGTTGTCTTGGATGTTCCGTTTCGTCGAACCCGTTGGGCTGACTGGGTGTGGTGGTTGGAGGTTCGCAAGCATGGGTATTCGGTGGGCTTTGATAAGGAGCCAAGGTTTGTGCATGTCCGTCATGCTGAGGCTTTGTCATTGAACTCGGATGTGCAAGGTCAGGCTGATGTTGAGTTGGTGCAATCGATGTTGGCGGCTGGGGACATTGTTCGCGGTCAAGAGTTTCCACCTGTTGCGGTGAAGTAACATGGGAACACCATGACCATCACCAATGGCTACGCCACTCGCAATCAGATCAAAGCAGCTCTTCGCATTGGGACGGCTGACACCATTGATGATGATCTGATTGACAACTGTGCTGGGGCTGCTTCACGTCTCATTGACGGATATTGCAACCGCCAGTTCTGGTCTGTTGGTTCTGCAACCAGTCGGGTCTATATGGCTGAGAATGATTTCTATTGCAGCATTGATGACATCGCTGGAACTGCGATTGTGTTGAAGACTTCTGGTGCTACCGATGGAAACTTTGATGTGACTTGGTCGCCGTCTGATTATCAGTTGGAACCGTTGAATGGTCGCTTGGATGGTTTGCAGTGGGCATACGACAAGATTCGTGCGGTTGGTGACTATCTGTTCCCAACAGTCAACGGCAACTATGGTGAGCAGGCTTTGGTTCAGGTGACTGCTGTGTTCGGTTGGCCGTCTGTGCCGGAACCTGTCACACAGGCCACCATCATTCAGGCTTCACGAATCTTCAAACGATATGACTCACCGCTTGGTGTTGCAGGTTTCGGTGACTTGGGTGCCATTCGTGTTTCTCGTTTCCTTGATCCGGACATGGCACAACTTGTCGAACCGTATCGACGGCTGCGAATGTTCGCATGAACGAAGAAACTACCGTCACCCAAATCAAGCAAGGGTTGCAGGTTCGCCTGGCAACGATCAGCGGGCTGAGGTCTTACGCCTATCAGCCTGACAATCTGAACACCCCGTTCGCTTGGCCGATGCTGGACACGATCACCTACAACGGTGCGATGCGTGGAGGGTTGATCACATCAGTCTTCACGGTGTCGGTTGTGGTGGGCAGGTCAGCTGAGCGGTCTGCGCAAGCTGCGTTGGATGGGTTCCTGTCCTATGAGGGTGCGACTTCTATTCGTGCCGCTTTGGAAGGGGATCGCACGTTGGGTGGTGCGGTCGCGAACCTACTGGTCGAGTCGGCTTCAAACATCTCAACAATGGAAGGCAATGACACGACCTACCTGATGGTTGATTTCCGTGTCATCGTCTATCAGTAACGGTTGCCCGCTTGCGGTTGGTGCGTGTAGAGTTATCGCATCGGCTCAGCCGAGCAGAAGTAGTTCATCTCGATAGCCGATAAGGCAGGAGCATCAAATGGCAAAGCAAGTTCTCACCAACGTGGCAGTCACCTTCGGTACTGCCAACACCGATATTTCCCAGTATGTAGCGTCCGTGACCCTATCGACGACTGCGGCCGAAGTTGCAACAACTGCAATGGGTTCCTCGGCTGTGACACGGATTCAAGGTTTGATCGACAACTCGGTCACGCTTGAGTTGCATCAGGATTTCCCAACTATTGAGAAGTTGTTCTGGGATGCTTACACTGCTGGCACTGCTGTGCCAATGACTGTGAAGCCAAACGGAACTGCTGCTGCTTCGTCTGCCAACCCACAGTATGCGTTCAACGCTTTGCCTGTGTCTTGGACTCCTGTTGCTGGTGCTGTTGGTGACCTCGCTGTTGTCAGCATCACCTACCCGATCTCTGGTGCAATCACCAAGACTGGTACCGGAGCATAGTTTCAACATAACAACCCTTACCTGCGGAGGTATATATGAAGATTGCACTAGAACTTACGAGTGCGCTTGATGGCAAGTCACGAAAGATTGTGGCTGCGTTCCCAGACTTCATTGCGTTTGAGAACAAGTTCAATCGAAGTGTCGCCAAGTTTGAAACAGAACTCACGTTGACTGACCTTGCGTATTTGGGTTGGCATGCTGAGCATCGTTTGAAGAAGACTGGCCTTGACTTTGAATCATGGTGCGATGAGATTGAATCGCTAGAAGTGGGAGATGCCGCTGAAGCAGTGATCGTCCCTTTGGAGATCAGTCAGCCCACTGGATGATTGCGTACCTGTCTGTAGAGACAGGGATTGCGCCCAGTGTTTTGCTGACAGAATCCCCACGAATGATCTTCACAATGCTCGCCTATCTTCGTTGGAGAGCAATTCATCTGAAGAGGTAGTCTGAGCGAATGGCAATCAACAACGCAATCGGTCGAGCAGGCCAGGTCGGTTTCACACCTGCTGGGAACAGCAGCGTTGAGATTGTTGGTATCACTCAGTTCATCCGTGACCTAGCGAAGTCAGATCAACGATTCAAGAAAGAAGCCAACAAGGCTTCAACAGCGGTGGCAAATCTTCTAGTTGTCGCAGCCAAGTTTGAAGCTGCTTCAGTAACTAGAGGCAACCAGGCAACCGAAGTGATGAAAGGCATGAAGGCTAGAACTTTCAATTCGCTACCAGCAGCAGTGCTTTCAAGTAGTTCAAACTTTGTGTCAAAGTCCCGCCCGAACCGTAAACGCAAACGCAAAGTGACAAGGGGTGACGTGTTCTTCGGTGCCGAGTTCGGTGGTGCGCGTAGCCCCAAGACTCAACAATTCTTGAGGCATCGAGGCAAATCGGGATACTTCTTCTGGCCTACCGTCAGGAAGCACAAAGCTGATATTGCCAAACAATACCTAGATGCAATTCAACGGGTGTACGACGATTTGAAAGATCAACGCGCTCAGGAAGCCGCAGCCCGTAAGGCTTTGGGTGGCGTTTACAGTCAGACCGATACTGGCATTGTTTTCATTCCAGATTGATAGTTGACTTTCCCTGCCAGTTCGCTACCCTGATGGGTAGGGAGGTGGTTATGGCGGTTCTGTTCAAGAATGTGAAGTCGATCTATCCGAAGCCGTTGGCTTCGTCTTGGGAGCAGCTGCGTGAGTTGTTGGCTTTCCATGAGGAGAACGCTGTCAAGACTGATGGGGCGTTGTGGTCACCTGTTGAGTACTACCCAAGTACTACTCGTGGGAATCGCAATGTGCGGTTCATTGAGGCGTTGGTGGTGGACATGGACGGTGAGTCGTTCCGTGAGGCAAGGCTTGATGGGTTGGAGTGGTTTGCGTATTCGACGTATTCGCATCGTGATTCTGATCCTCACTATCACTTGGTGTTGCCTTTGGCTGAGCGTGTGCCTGCTTCATTGTGGCGGGCTGTGTGGCAGGGGTTGCATGAACGGTTGAACCTTGTTGGTGACCCGCAGACGAAAGACCCTGCACGGTTGTTCTATTTGCCTCAGCATGCACCAGGTGAAACCTTTGAGTTTCATGAGGGTCGTGGTGTGTTGTTGGATACTGATTTCAGTTGGGATGTTGTTGAGCAACCTCGACCGATCAAGTCTCGGGAGGTGCGTCAGCCTCGTTCGCGTTCTCATGGTTCATATTTGTTGACTGAGGAGTTCTGGAATGAACCGCCGAGGGTTTGGAGTTGGACTGGTTTGGAAGGTGAAGCGAAGTGGGATGCCGTGATCACAGAGTTTCGTGCTTTGCGTCAGCGGTTGGAGGCATCAGAGTAGAATCAGCGCATGGCTGGTGAACGCACATTCGTTGTCAAGTTTATTGCTGATGTTAGTGATGCGACTACTGGCGTTGGCAAGATGGCTAGAAGTTTCTCTGGTTTGTCAGCGAACTTGGAGAAGGGTGTTGCCAGGTCACTGAAGAATCTGATCCCGTCGTTCAGGACGATGGCGATTGCTGGTACTGCTGCGGCTGGTGCTGTGGCTGCGGCATCATTCAAGTTGGTGCAACAGGCATCAAATCTTGAGGAGTCTCAGTCGAAGGTGAACACGGTGTTCAAGAACTCGGCGTTCATTGTTGACAACTTTGCGAAGACTTCAGCATCGTCATTCGGTATTACGAAGCAGGCTGCGTTGGAAGCGGCTGGTACTTTCGGCAACTTGATCCAAGCGTTCGGCATTGGTGAGGGTGAAGCTGCGAACATGTCGGTCACGTTGGTTCAGTTGGCTGCTGACTTGGCTTCGTTCAACAACACACCGATCGAGGAAGCGATCATGGCGTTGCGTTCAGGTTTGTCCGGTGAGGCTGAACCGTTGAAGCGTTTCGGTGTGGCCATCAACGATGTACGCCTCAAACAAGAAGCATTCAATATGGGCTTGTATGACGGCAAGGGTGCGCTTGATATCACCGCAAAGACTCAGGCCGCCTATGCGTTGATTCTGAAAGATACCAACCTGGCTCAAGGTGACTTCTCGCGAACCTCAGAAGGCTTCGCCAACCAGATGCGCATCTTGCAGGCTTCGTTGTCTGATGCCGCAACTGAGGTTGGTTTGGTCTTGTTGCCTTACTTCAAAGAGTTTGTTGGATTCATCAACGACAGGATTGTTCCTGCGATCACAGCGTTCGCTGAGAACCTTGACGAGAAGGGTCTTGGTCGATCCTTTGAGTTTGCGATTGCTGCGATGGGCGATTTCGGCATCCAAGCGATTGCGGTGATGAAGTCTGCCTATATCGCCACCCTAGAGTTCGCCCGAAGTTTGGCTGACATCGTCGAGAAGTTGGGTCAGGTCGGAATCATTGCGTCAGCTCTGTCACGCAACGTGTCTGGTGCGTTCAAGTCGGCTGCGGTTGGTATCGCTGCTAGCAACGTAGGTGACCGTATTGATGAGCAACTCGCTGGTGCGGATCAACTGTTCTACGATTTGGCTAACGGTGTGAGGACGGCTCGGTTGGAGTTGGATGCGTTGAAGTTCTCTAGCAATCGCACCACTGAGCAGCAGGTTCGGAATGCGGAGCGTCTTGGCAAGGTTGTGAGGACGACCATCAAGGAAGAAGACGATAAGGGCAAGGCGACTGGTGGTGCAGCTAAGGCTGTGGAAACTGCGAAGCAGAAGTTGGAGAAGTACACGGATGCGATGCGGGCTTCAACGAATGCGTCCAGGGCGTTTACTCAGGCGCAAAAGGATTCAAAGCGGGCTAATGAGGCAAAGGCTCAGGCTGATGCTGATCTAGCCACAGCGGAAGCGAACTTGGCGCAGATCACTGCTGGGTTCGGTGCTGATTCACCTGAGGCTAAGGCGGCTGCGTTGGCTTTGGATAAGGCTCAGCGTGGCGTTGAGCGCGCTGGGTACCGCATTGAGCAGGCGACGTTCGCTGTGAAGGATGCCGAGTTGGAGTTGGCAAAGATTCGTAAGGATCCTGAGTCTTCTCCTCAGGCTATTCGTGAGGCTGAGATTTCTTTGGCTGAAGCGAAGTTGGCTTTGAGGGATGCGACTGATGATCAGACTGATGCGACTGGTGAGTTCAAGACTCAGCAGGAGTTGTTGAATGATGTCATCAATGGTGCGAGTGATGGTACGAAGGTTTATGGCGAAGCCTTGATTGTGGTCAATGAGGCGAAGAAGAAGCAGGCTGAGGCTTCTGAAGCTGTTGCTGATGCGATTTTCCGTGAGGCTGAGGCTCAGGAGCGTTTGAATGATGCTGATGAGAAGCGTGGTGAGTTGGCGAAGTTGTATCCGAAGATTGCTGCGAACAATCCGATGGGAGAGTTCACCGGTTCCGTTGCGTCTACTTCGACTGGTAATCCTTTCACCGGTACATTTCCACAGGACTCTGGTCAGACGGTCATCAATGTGAATGCTGGTTTGATCTCTAGCCCTGATCAGGTTGCTCAGGAGATTCAAGACATTCTGAATCGTCGCGCACGGAACAATGGAGGGAACCCGTTCACGGGGACATTCGGCTGATGGCGAAGGTGATGAAGTGGGGGGAAACGGTCAAGGTGTTGTTGGATGTCGGCTTTCTTGCTGACGCTTTCACACTTGATTCGTCTGTTCTTGATGGCACTGATGTGCTGGATGGTTCAACAGACTTTGTGGATATCACTGAATATGTGCAAGCAGTGAACATCAATCGTGGCCGTCAAACCCAGTTGGACACTTTCAACGCAGGCACACTCAACATCGTTGCAAACGACCAGGCTTCAGGCCGCCAGTTTGACCCACTCAACACCGACTCACCTTGGTATCAGGGTGCGTTGGGTATTGCCCCACGTCGCCAGGTGCAGGTGTATGGTGGCACCGCTGGCACAGCTGCGATGTTCTCAGGCTACGTCTTCGACCTAAACATTGACTATGCCGAACCACAACTCTCAACAGCAAGCATCTCCGCTGTCGATGCCCTAGCCCAACTATCACAAACCACCCTGACCGCATTCACCCCATCGGCTGAACTCACCTCAGCCCGAGTCAACACCATTCTGAACAGGAGTGAGGTGGCTTGGTCTACAGCGTTGCGGTCAATCTCTACTGGTGTCGCAACGTGTGGGTCTGTTGCCTATGAGGATGCGACGAATGCGTTGGCGGCTTTGCAGGCTGTGCAGTTCGCTGAGGATGGTCGTTTGTTCGCTGATCGTTCTGGAAACATCAACTTTGATCCGCGTGTGTCAACTTCGTTTGGGACGGCTGTGGCAAGTCTTGGTGGTACTGCGACGGGTGCTATTCCGATTCAGTCGTTGTCAAACATTTATGGTGCTGAGACTGTGGTGAACCGTGCAACAGTACAGATATCTGGTGGAACGGTTTCGAGTGTAGCGAATGGTACGGCCAGTCAAACAGAGTACGGAATCAAGACTTTCTCGTTGACTGACATCCCGTTGGATACAGCTGCGGCTGGGTCGGCTTTGGCTACGAATCTGGTTGGTAGGTTCAGTGAGCCGGAGGTGAGGTTCTCGGAGGCTTCGGTGCTGGTCAACATGTTGACGGCTGCACAACAGGAACAGATTGCAGCTTTGGAGATTGGTGACATTCTGTCGGTGACCCGTGTGTTCACCAGCGGTGTGCCGCTAACCGTCACCCAGAATGTGGTTGTCGAATCCATCCAACACCGCCTCAGCCCTTCCAGACATGAAGTCAATATCGGGTTCGGCAAGATTGATTTGGTTCTACCGTTTATACTTGACACATCTGAACTTGACGACGCAGACTATGCGCTTCAGTAGTATGGGAGAATCATGCCAGGCTTAGGACGCAAAACATTCAACTCTGGAGATGTGCTGACTTCAGCCGATGTTCAGGGCTACCTCATGGATCAAATGGTGATGGTGTTCGCTGGTACAGCTGCACGAGGTTCAGCGATACCTAGCCCATCAGCAGGCATGTGCGCATATTCAACAGCAACAGGATTCCAGGTGTACAACGGTACGGCTTGGGTGAGCGTGTAGATTAGGAGACATCATGGCTGGCTTAGGACGCAAAACATTCAACTCTGGAGACGTGCTGACTTCAGCCGATGTTCAGGGCTACCTCATGGATCAAGCCGTGATGGTGTTCTCTGGTACGGCTGCTCGTGGTTCTGCGATTCCTACACCTTCGGCGGGCATGGTTGCTTATTCAACAGCAACACAGTTGCAGGTCTACAACGGTTCGGCTTGGGTTGATCTTTCAACCGGCTACGGTGCTGCAACAGGTGGCACTTCGTCGAGCATTACTGTCGGCGGTACGGCCTACACGTTGTTGACGTTTACTAGCGATGGAACTTTGACTGTTACCAAAGCGGGCTTATTTGATGTGATGCTAGTTGGCGGCGGCGGCGGTGGTGGTGGCTGCAATAACAATGTTCCTGCCGGCGGCGGTGGTGGCGGTGCTTCTATTGTTCAACAAACTATTTATTTGTCGGCTAACGCAACTGTAGATATTGGTGCAGGTGGCGCAGCAGGTTCAACAAATCCTTCAACTGCTGGCGCGCTATCTCAAATTGACGGTATAAAAGCATTAGGTGGTGGCTTGGGCGGCACTTTCAACGGTGGCGGAGCCGCTATCGGTCAGGTTGGTGGTGCTGGCGCAAGTAGTGGTGGAAATGCTGGGGCGGTCACTATCGTTTCATATGTCAATTTAGATTTGCCAGATGGTTCAGTCGGTGGTACTGGATATGACCCATCACCTTATGCTGGTGGCGGTGGTGGTGGTGCGAGTGGTACTGCTGGAAGTAATGCAGGCGCAACAAACGGCGGTGCGGGTGCAGCAGGTAAAGATATCGCAACTTTCATTGGTTCAGGTTCAGCAGTTTTCAAGTCTGCTGGTGGTGGTGGTGGTGGTGGCAATACTGGCGGCTCAACTGGTGGTGCAGGCGGCTCGTCTGTTGGAGGTGCAGGCGGTGCATACAACACGGCTGGCAGCGCAGCAACCGCTAACAGTGGTTCAGGTGGCGGCGGTTCAGGCGGCGGTCCAACGGGAACACGCTCAGGTGGTGCAGGTGGCAGCGGAATTATTTATGTGAGGTTCAAGGTATGAGCGCACAATACTTCGCACAGATTGACGCAAACAATGTTGTCACTCGTGTTGCTGTTGTTCAACAAGACTTCTTAGAAGCGAACCCTGAACGCTACACAGGAACATGGGTAGAAACTTTTATTGGTGTTGAAGGCAAGACTTACGCTGGTGTTGGTTTTATCTATCATGCTGATGCTGACGTGTTTGTTGTTCCACAGCCATTTGAGTCTTGGTCATTGGATTCCAATTATGATTGGCAAGCCCCTGTGCCTCGACCTACAGATGGGAAAGATTACGCATGGGACGAAGCGTCTTTGGCTTGGGTAGTTTCGCCCGCCTTGTAATTGTTCTCCCTGCTGTAGTTCTCAGTTTCTTTCCGTTTGTTGCTCGTGCTGATGTGGTTCAAGGCTTGGATGCCTCTTACTACGTCATAGACGAGGTACCTCCTCAGCAGTCAACAACGCTGTACACGTTGTGTGCGAGTGAGGTTGAGAACAATATCAATCGCAGCTATGACGGTGAACCTGTTCAGGGTTGTCCTGATGATCTGTTCATGGTGCATCTGACGGGCTTCATCACGATTCCAGAACACACCACCATCGAGTTCTGGTTGGCATCAGATGACGGAGGTGAAGCAACTATCGGTGGCAACACTTGGGGATCATGGACTGATCAGGGTTGTTCCGCTTGGCAGTCTGGCAATCTCAGCCTTCAGGCTGGCAGTCTGCCACTTGAGGTGTGGATGTATGAGAATGGCGGTGGCACCTGCCTGATGTTGGCTTGGAAGATTGATGATGGTGATTGGGAGATCGTGCCGGACGAAGCCTTCAGCACTAGCCCTGTGGCCACAACCACAACCGATGTGTCCACAACGACTGTGGCTGAGTCAACTACTTCTTCCTTACCCCAAACAACATCAACAGAATCAACGACGACCACCCTAGAACCGTCAACCACTCAAGCATCTACATCCACCACTTCAACGACGACCACCTCGACGGTGCCTGCAACCACGACCACCACAGAACCCGTATCGCCACCAGTAGCGCAGCCACCTGCAACGGTTGAGCCACCACCCACAACGATGCCAGCACCACCAGATACGGCACCCACACCACCAGAGACACAACCAATTCCACCAGAAACAGCACCCGAACCTCCCGACACGGTAGAAGAACCAGCCGTCACCCTACCGTTGCCTGACGACACAAGCCCACCAGAAGCGCCACAAGCCCCTGAGACGCTCCCAATCACCGACACTGCGCCAGAGCCACCACAGACCGTCCCAGCCCCACCAGACGTGAAAGAAGCCCTGACAGAAGAACAGTTTGATGCCGTCATCGAACAACTCTCAGAAGCAACCGAAGAACAAATCGTTGCCCTAGTCGACGACCTCATCACCAAAGACCTCGACACCAACCAAGCCGCCACATTCGTCTCCAGCCCCGCCGTCTTGGCCGCCATCACTAGCGTCCAGGCTGAGGCGTTGTTCAGTGAGATCAGCACGGATGAGTTGTCTGTGGAGCAAGCTGCTGAGGTGGTGGCTGCGGTGCAATCGGCACCTTCGTCCGTGAGAAAAGCGTTTGAGTCGGTGTTGAATATCTTCTCAGGGTTCGCCGATAGTTATGTTCCGTTCGATTCGCGCATCCCTGTGTCTGAGCGTCGTGCGTTAGTTGCGTTGGGTGCGGTACTATTAGCGGCAAGTCCTGCGCCTACTTTACGGAGACGACAATGAGATTCTGGGGCGAGATTCACGCACTCCTCTGGACTATCGGCGCATCTATCATCACGATTGGCACGTTGTCTGGGTTCACCCAGCAACTTGCCATCTGGGTGACGGTTGGGACTTTGGCTCTTCATCTTGTGGGTGTCCTAACCAAGAAAGAAGACAAGTCATGAAGAAGATTCAAGATGTGGGTGGCCGTATTGTCGCTGTGTTCCTATCGTCAGCCTTGGCCATTGTTGGTGGTTCTGCTGTGATCGCACCGGAACTAGAGATTTGGAAGTCGGCTGTGTTGGCTGGGTTCGCCGCTGTTGCGACCGTCGTTCAGAAGTTGGCTCAAGCCTCTTTGGATGGTCAGTTGACTGCCGAAGAAATCAATGAGGCGTTCGGCGCAAAGAAAAAGTAGCCATGACCAAGATGCCTTGGCCTGTGGTGCCGATCAAGTTCTGTGAACATCTCAAAGGCAAGAAGCCGTCCGAGATCACGACACCAATGTTGCGTCGACTGTCCTGTGGCGGAATGATGCACCACTGTGCAGCTCGTGCAGTTGAGGCAATGATTGCAGCCGCCAAGGCTGATGGTGTCATCTTGAAACCGACGAGCAGCGGCGACACTTTCCGCAGCATCGAACAGCAACGCGCTGGATTCGTGACCAGGTACAGCAAGACCCCTCTGCCAAATGCCTCGACACGCACTTGGAACGGTGAGAAGTGGTATCTGAAGCCTGGCAACGCCCCACTCGCTGCACCTAACGACGACCCGAAGACTTGCTCACGTCACATGCTGGGTATCGCTATAGACATTGCGAACACCGGCAACAAGAAAGTGATGGACTGGCTGCTTGCCAACGAGCAACGCTTCGGCTTCAGCCATGAGGTTGTCGAGATGCCTGGGGCTGAAAGTTGGCACATTCGGTTTACTGAAGGGCAAGCCATGCCTCAAGCCGTCCTCGATTATGAAGCGACACTCCCCGCATGATGGACTGGGGAATCGTTCTCGCAGCTCTGATCGGCTTGGTTGGCACCGTGTTGACAACGCTGATGATGGCGTTCCGCAAAGAGAATCACGATGACCACGCAACGGTGATGGAAGCAATTCGCACCATCGGTGGAAATGTGGACAAGATTGACAGTAAGTTGGATTCACACATCGACTGGCATCTCAAGGGGACAAACAGTGGGCAAGTTTCTCAACGAAATACGGCAAGAAAGCCCACAAAAAAGGCGTGACCGAATCAGCGAAATCGTTGCTGGACTCAACGACCAAGACGGAAAAGACCTACTAGAAGCCCTGATCGACCCAACGATCACACCCGCGCAAATCATCAAAGCCCTCCAAGCGCGAGGGATAACACTTCACGGCTCAATCATCACCAGATATCGGGCAACCAATGTCTCTCGCTGACACCATCCGCAACGGACTCACCCCAGCATGGCCAGTGGTAACACCAGGCAAACGGTACACAGTCCCCAAACTCAACATCCAACCACCCACCGTCGGTGTCTATGAGAAGGCGGTCATTCTGCCTGACATGCAGATCGGCTACTTCCATCAAGCCAACGGAACACTTGAAGCCATCCACGATGAAGATGCAATCACCTGCGCCCTAGCCATCGTCAAAGCAGCCAAACCCTCCCAAGTCGTACTCGTCGGCGACAACCTTGACCTCTGCGAGTTCGGCAAATACCGCTACACCCCAGCGTTCGCCCGCACCACCCAAGCCGCCATCGACCGTGCCACCGAACTATGCGCCCAGATCAGAACGCTTGCACCGAAAGCCCGCATCATCTGGATAGCAGGCAACCACGAAGAACGACTCGGCAACATGATCCTTGACTCAGCCTCCGCAGCCTTCGGGTTGCGACGTGGACACACACCGCACGACTGGCCTGTGATGTCAGTGCCATATCTGTGCAGGCTTGACGAGTCCGAGGTGGAGTATCTGAGCGGCTACCCAACTGGAGTGCATTGGATCAACCAACGCTTGCACGTTATTCACGGCGACAAGGTCGCATCAGGTGGCTCGACTGCCCACAAGTATTTGGCAACCCAGAAGACCTCAGTGATCTTTGGCCACATCCACCGGCGCGAATGGGCTGAACGGACGAGGGATGATTACGACGGTGCAAGAACCATCTTGGCTGCATCGCCTGGCTGTTTGGCACGAACCGACGGAGCTGTGCCATCCACTCGTGGCGGACACGACCTTGATGGCAGACCGTTGTACCGGTCGGAAGACTGGCAACAAGGCTTGGCGGTTGTCGAGTATGAACCTGGTGACGGAGACTTCAACCTTGAACTCATCCCCATCCGTGACGGTTGGGCTAGGTGGCGTGGCGTTGATTATTTGGCAGGCAAGTCATGAATCCGATTGTGTTGGTGACGTGGGCTGACACGCATTCTGGTGGGATCGGCTGGACACCAATCACCGACATCGATCAGGACGAGTACATCATCAAGACTTGCGGGTTCTTGTTGGCCACCTGTGACGGTGGGAAGAAAGACCACATTACGGTCTACCAATCGGAAACCGACGACGGCGACCTCGACCATATTCTGCACATCCCTGTGGCAATGGTGCGAGGAATCAAGGTCTGTAGCCCTGAAACCCTTACCCAGTAAGGCTCAAAAAATATCTGAATTAGTAGTTGTAATTGTAAGACAATGCCCCTAGATTGAAGTCATCAAGGAAATACCTTGAGTCTCAAAGGAGGGACATCATGCAAGCAATTCAGTTCAGCAACAAAGGCCAGAAGTGGGAAGTTGTAGAAATCAAAGAACACTCAACAAACTTCGTCACCCAACTCGGTTGGACACACTTCGCAGGCATCAAGCGTCCAAACGGCAAAAAAGTTTACTACGCAAACCTGCTCATCGTTGACGGTGAAGTTGTGAATACAACGGTGGTGCTGTGATGACCACCACATCATTCTGGTCAGACCTCAACGGTCGGATCGCATGCCAAGACCACATCGGATTTGAAGCATCAACCAAACTATCCACCAACAAATCGCGCAAGACGATCACCACATCAAGCACCCAATGGGTCAAGATGACACAGAAAGAAGCCACCGAGTTCTCCGAACTTGTCGGTCTTGACCACACCATCTGCGAATCATGCAGGAGCGCACGATGACCAAATATCCGACCCTGACCATCCGACTATCACACGAAACCCTGCACTGGCTTGATGTCGAAGCCCGTCTGCAAGACGAATCGAAAGCCCAAATAGTCAAACAAGCACTAGACCTGTACTACCGAACACAGCACCCCACCGACTAGGCTGAGAAGCGGATCGTTCTGCGACCTCGGCGGGCGCATGGAACATCCCCCGCATCTCCCCTCCTTGGGTGCGGGTTATATATCGGACAAACGGAAGGCAAACTATTGAAACGCATCACAGCATTAGCGATAGCCATATCCACACTCACCCTCGGCATAGGCGTAGCGAAAGCCACCCAAGCCCCCGAACCCCACCCAACCCACACCAGCATCCCACGACACCTCAAAGAAGACCAGCCTCGCATCGTGTTCCAACACGGCGACATCAGCTGGCTCCCCATCCTTGCAGCAGAAGCAGGATGGCCACGCAAGACCTGGGCGAAACTAGGCCACATCATCCTCCGAGAATCTGGTGGATGCCCGAACCGTATTGGCTCCTCGATTGTTGACAAGAACTGCAACATCACTGGCTACACAAAGGCAACCAACAAGTCGGATTCGGGTCTGCTTCAGATCAACGGAGTCAACTACAACCTTGAACGCAACGACCGAGCTGCGGTCTGCCTTGCCGGTATTGCCTGCGAACAAGCTCCACTGCTCGATGCTTTGACGAACCTCAAGGCAGGTTTGGTGCTGTTCAAGATCGCGGGCTGGGATCCTTGGACTCCTCCACCTGGCGGTTGGTGACCATCCACCACTAGGTGCCACCAATGTCCTACCTTTGTAACACCTACTACAAGGAGGAAACATGGAGCGAAACAGAATCAAGATAGGTTGGACAACAGCACTGATCGCAATCGGTTGGGTGATGATGTTCATGCCATCAGCAGAAGACCTACCAGATGCCGAACCTGCCAGTCGAACAGATTGGATTGTTTGGATGGGAATCAATGTTGTTGCATTGGGCGCAGTTCACTACTGGATATCGCAACCATCACGGGAACAGAAGCGTGAGGCTCGTGCAGTCAAAAGTTCAAGACTTGTGGCTGCACGTCGCGCACAACTCAACGCCCGACACAGTCATCCAACTGCCCGATGAGCAACGGCCATGTCGTTGATCTGTGGTCTGAAGGTGAAGGTGTCTTCAGACCTGACAGACCAAAATGGCAAGACCAAGCCCGATGTCGAGGGATGCTGGACTTGTTCTTCAACGAAGGCTCATCAATATCTATACGCAAAGCAAAAGAGATTTGTGCGATGTGTCCAGTGCGCAAACCGTGTTTGCAGTTTGCGTTAGATAACGAGGAGTACGGTGTGTGGGCTGGGACAACTACTGTTGAACGCGGCCGTAGGAAACCAAACAAACCGAGGAGAAGAATATGACATCACCACAGAAGCGCAAGGGTTCGTCAGCTGAGTTGGCTGTGGCGAAGTGGTTGCGCACTTGGGGTTGGGTGAATGCTGAGCGAAGTCGTGCCGGTTGGACGGATGATCGAGGCGATATCGACGGCATCCCTGGCGTTTGCATTGAGGTGAAGAACTGCAAGTCGATTGACATCCCTGGTTGGCTTGGTGAGTTGGAAGTGGAGATGGAGAACGCTGAGGCTTGGACTGGTCTGGTCATTGCCAAGAGGCGTGGTTCTACCGATGTGGATGACTGGTATGCGATCATGCCTGCCCATCTTTGGGCTGAACTCATGACCACTGTTGACTTGATGATCAACCCTGATACACCCCCTAAGTAGGCATACCTGACCAGAGCAGTTTGTTCTGCTATGGTGACCATTCCAATAATTCCCAAAACACAAAGGAGTCCCTGCAACATGACCGCCGATACTTTCCTCACTGAGGAAGCACCCAAAGACCGCTGGGGTCGATACAAGATTCAACACCCTGACACAGGGAAAGAACTTGGCTACACCCGAGTGACAACGATCGCCAAAACTTTGGACGATTCCAGTTCACTTGCTGATTGGAAGACACGAATGGCGTTGACAGGCATTGTTCAACGACCAGACTTGCTTGCACAAGCATCAACCGCGTTGGATGATCGTTCCAAGATGAACAAAATTGCGCAAGATGCGATTGAAGCAGCAGGCGCATTTTCCCGAGCCAATCTCGGTACTGCACTCCACGCAATCACAGAACAAATTGATCGAGGTTTGAAACCGCAAATCTTGCAAGGATTGCAAGCCGATATTGAGACGTATGTTGCGGCAACAGCTGCGTGGGATATGCGGATGCAGGCTGAGTGGATTGAAGTGTTGTTGATCAACGATGAACTTCAATACGCGGGTACCGCTGACCGCATCGTGCAGTTGCGTGACGGTCGTCTGGTCATCTTTGACCTAAAGACTGGAACTGATCTCAGTTACAGTTATGGATCAATCAGCGTCCAACTCGCCGCCTATGCGAACGCCGAATGGATTTATGACTGGCGTACCGGTGAACGCAAACCGCTCCCAGACATCGACAAGACCACAGGCATCATCTGCCATTTACCAGCAGGAGAAGCAACATGCAGCTTCTACAGCGTTGACTTGGTCGCAGGATTGAACGCGTTGAACATGTCAATCGCCACCCGTGAATGGCGCAAACGCAAAGACCTATTCAAGCCGTACAAGTTCTCCGAAGAGAAGCGGAGTGCCGACCAGCCTGTGGCCAGTCCGAAGCCACAGGCTGGAGGCGTTATCGCATCAGGTAACACCGCAATGACAGCACGAGCCTTGTGGGTGAAACAACGCATCAGCGCACTCAGCAAAGACGCTCAAGCCCTCCTCATCCTTGCTTGGCCATCTGATGTGCCGAAACTACAGAACTGCGACAACGATCAACTGGATGCGCTCATCAAAGCCATTGAGCGTGTTGAGGCAGATCATTCGTCACCGTTCTTTGAACCTGACCCAACGAAGCCGAAGCCGAAGTCACGCAAGATCGCAGGCTTTGACAATCCGAAGGATGCGTACCCAGGATGATCGACGACATCGAAGGCACCATCTACGAAGTGCAACATCATGAGATGACTGCGCTCCGGCACATTCGTCAAACCATTGAAGGACTACCATCTCAAACACGTCAGAAATACATTGACCTGATCATTGAATCTGCATCAGCAGGCCGCTCAATCGGCTTGCATGCAGTGAAATCTCATCGGAGAATCGACATCGCCACAGGCATCCTGTGTTTGATGTTGGATCAACAATACGATGCAGAGTTAGTGGTGGGCATCTGCTCGCACATCACGAAACAGCAATACACCAAAGCAGGAGAAGCACTAGCCAACCTTGACCATCGTCAAGCACTGCTGTTCAAAGGCATCTGCGCACGAATCAAGGATGACGACCTGCATCTCATCTACAACCCAAAATCCAACAACTTCCAGATACAGGAGAAAGCATCATGACAGACATATTCCTCAGCGAAGGTGGGAACAAATATCCCGCCCTCAAGTTCGATAACCCAGGAGACAGCTTTACAGGCAAAGTCATTGAGGTGAAGAAGCTTGAAGACCGTGATCCAGCAGGCAACATCAAAACATGGGACAACGGCGACACCCGCTACGTCTTCGTATTCACCATTACCACTACAGACGGCTTTGGCAATTTGTGGGCGCGTGGAAATATGGTGAAGGCGATAAGAGAGGCCGCAACCGCAGCTGGAGTCACCACAATGGTTGGCACCACACTGTCAGTCAAGTTCACAGGACTCGGAGAAGCCAAGAAAGGCTTCAATGCACCGAAACTATTCAAAGCCAAAGTGGAAGCAGCCGCCAAGGACGACTCCGAATCAATGTGGTAAACCGATAACCCGATCTGCTCGGCGGGATACCACCACCCCCAACACCGGTATCCCGTCGAGCAACTATCCAAGAAAGAACCAGATGACGAAACAAGACATCATCAACGCCATCCAATTCCTAGAACGCAGTTGGGTCGGACAAGGTGACCAAGAAAGATTATTCAAAACCATCGAAGCATTGAAACTAGAACTAGCCAAAAGGAGCAAACCCAAATGAACGACCTAGCCCTACAATTCGCCGAACTAGAAATCCGTGTCGGCGAACTACACACAGCACTTGAGTTCGTAACCAACCAACGAAACGACTACAAAGACATCGCAGACTCACTCTTCAAAGAACTCGAAGCCTGCAAAGCAACACTCACCCAAGCCCACTCAGACATCTCACGCCTCCGCGTCTACCTAGCCCAAGGAGCAGAACTGTGACCCGATATCAGCAAGGCACCTACGGCCTATCGCAAGACCTACGCGAATCACGTCGCATGGGCATGGAACTGTCACGCGAACTTGCAGCCGTCAAAAAAGAACTAGAAGAAACCAAATACGAGTTGAACCTTCTGCGCGAAATCAACAAACATTTGGAGGCTTACGATGACCGCAGCTGACACATTCCCAGACGCGCCCTACACCGTCACCGTTCTCGCAGATCGAGACGGCGAAGCCCGCTGGGTAGGCAAAATCCAAAACTACGACATCACAGCAGCAGGCATCGCCGGAGGCATCCACCTCCTCGTCATGCTCGACTCAGACGGCCTCATTCGTGTCGCCACCAAACCTGGCTCAGCATGGGACTCAACCTGGTCACCACCGATCCTGATGGAACGACGCTGATGGCTTGGATGAAGACAATGCACCAAGAATCCATTGACCACGAGTTCACCATTGCTGAACAGCGATACACCATTGCGCTCCTAGAAGTGCAGGTGGCACGACTGACCGACACAGTCAACGAGCTGCATGGCATGTTGCATGCGTTACGAATGGACACCCAATGATTCTCCAAGCCAAATGTTTGAAGTGTGGCTCAATGATCCGTCATGATCCGCAACGTGTCACCGGCTGCTTATGTGATCCAGACGCACCAACATGGATTGCTATCACTCAAGAAGGTCGCATGATGGCAGGAAGCCACAGCGAGTATCGAACAGCAAGCGAAGCTCATGACGACATTCGGTAGGCGTAACAACCCATGCCCGTGCAGACAGCCGATACCTGCTAAACCATTGTGCGGAGATCGAGGAGTGGAAGACGATGACTGAAGACCCAATCGCAGAATACATTGATGCCTGCACCGAAGGCATGTGCGATGCCTATGTTGTGATCGCAACAGTGCAACGTGCAGCAGGTCAACCATCATTCTGGATTACAACCCTGAAGAACCAAACCGCGTCAACTACACTCGGACTCCTCGAATCGGCTAGTGCTGCGGAGAAATACCGTATCGCTAGATCGTTTGAGATAACAGAAGACGACTAACAAAAAGGAACCCTGCGAAATGGACAGACAAGAAAAAATCTATACAGACGGATTGCTATTGGACAATCTCAATCTGCGCACCTGCTGTGACCTGCTAAGCCAGGCACTCATTCACGGTGGTATGGATCGACAATGGGAAGCACTCCAAGTGTTTGAAACATTGATCAACAAGAAGCAACACTCACGCACACGGAAAGGAAAACCAATCACCTATCGCGTTGCAGGCAAACGCAAAGGCAAGTCATACGGGTTCAACTGCGAACCATTCCAACCAAAACATCCCACAGAAGACCAATAGGAGGACTTCATGAAACAGATATACATCAACACACACCTCGGAACCATACGGATCAACTGGGATGAAACCTTGCCAGGTGATGTCATCATCACGGCCACACAAATCGGATCAATCCTTGGAGTGGTACAAGACCACATCGAAGCCACAGGCATCGACCCGCTCGACATGGAAACACACGACGCGCAACAGGCTTACTGCATCGTGCCTAAAGTCAACCTGTTCTCCGATGAGGAGATCACACAGCTCGCAGACGCATTCAAAGATGTGGATGATTCAGTGACCAGTTACGGTCATCAGCACGACACCGAATACGTCAACGACTGATGTCGGGCTGGAAGTATCCAGCGATCAGATTGATTGAACAGTTCCCACCGGACACCACCGCAAGCTTCATGGCTGACATCTTCGGCTTGGAACGAGCGACGATTGTCCGGTGGCGTAACCAAGACTGCAAACTGACCGAATACATGGCTGACCGCTATGCAATCATGCTGGGCAAACATCCGTTTGAGATATGGCCTGAATGGTTTGATGACTATCTGGAGAAGGTATGAACGAGTACCGATGCAGGAAATGCAACATCAACTGTGTAGGAGATTGGGTTCAGCGTCTTTGCAACCGTAACGTCACACATCTCTACCGTCGCTGCACCAACTGCGATGGCAGAACCCAGTTCATCTCGATGAGCGAATGGGAGTTCATGGGTCAAAGCATTGATGAAGTCATTGATGAACGATGCCAACTCTGTCTCGGTCAAGGATGCCCACGATGCGAAGTAAAACCATGCGAAGTGAAATGCTGCACCTCACCTCACAATCTTGTTGAGACACATCACTGGGCGCCGAAACGAAAGTTCAAACTAGATGCAGACCTTTGGCCAACATCTCGACTCTGTAAACATCACCACGACGAATGGCACAAGGTAATTGGATGAACACACTAGATATTGCGCTCAGCTACGCCCAGAAGGGCATCAGGGTTATCCCGATCAAACCTGGTCACAAATACCCTGGCATCGAGGCTTGGCAGACTAAGGCCACCACAGACGTTGACACGATCAAGGCTTGGTGGGGTGGGGAGTACGCCACCTTTGGGATTGGTATTGCTACAGGTCGCACTCAGCACGGTCAGGTGTTTGTGGTTGATGTGGATGATCGTGAGCAGTACCGAGGCTCAGACACCTTGCATGATTTGGAGGAACGATACGGCAAGTTACCTGACACAGTGGAAGCCATCACCGGCACTGGTGGCCGACACCTGTACTTCTATGCACCAGTAGAGATCAGGAATGATGCAGGCTCGCGGCTCGGTTTAGGACTCGATATCAGAGGTGCTGGAGGCCAAGTCCTCGCGCACCCAAGCGTCCACCCGAACGGCAAACGCTACGAATGGGAGGATGGTCACTCACCCAACGACAGGAAGCCCGCAGACGCACCACAGTGGCTCCTAACGCTCCTCACCAGCCAACCCGCAATGGTGAAGCCCAAAGACGTATCAGACACCTTCCTGAACGATCCAACGACCCCATCAGCCCGATACAACGCACAAACCACATGGGACGAACTACTTACCAAAGACGGCTGGACACTGGCAAAGACTGACCGACACGGTGAACAGCACTGGGTTCGACCAGGCAAAGACCCACGCGACGGAACCTCAGCCACCATCGGCCACAACGGCAACGACGCACTCATCGTCTTCACCTCAAGCATCCCCTGGCTACCAGAAGGCGGATACAACCGCTTCGGCTACATGGCCGCCCGAGACCACAACGGCAACTGGAAACAAGCAGCCCAAGCCTACCTAGCCACCCCAAACGGCCAAGCCGAACCACTACCACCCATCCCCACCGGCGACGAAATGCTAGGCATGCTCGTCAACTGGAAAGAGTTCTGGACACAAGAACACACAACCGAAGACTGGATATGCAAACCGTTGATCGCCCGAGGCAGACAGACCGCCATCTTCGCTGGAGCCAAGACAGGCAAGTCATGGCTCACACTCAACGCGGTAGCAGCTCTTGCCACAGGCAAACCGATCTTCGGCCAAGCAGCACAACCACCAGTCAACTGTCTGTATCTCGACTACGAAATGATTGAATCCGATCTCTACGAACGCCTAGAACAATTCGGCTACACAGAAGACGACGACCTATCCCACTTCCACTACGCCATCATCCCCTCACTGCCACCCCTCAATACACCAGAAGGAGCCTCAGCCTTGATGCACCTCATCAGGCTGGTCAAGGCTGAGGTTGTCGTGATCGACACCACAGGACGTGCCATTGACGGTGAAGAGAACTCAGCAGACTCCTACCGTGAGTTCGCCCGCACCACAGGCCTAGCCCTCAAGCGTGAAGGCGTAGCATGTGTGCGCACCGACCACGCAGGCAAGAACGCCAAACTCGGGCAACGAGGATCATCAGCTAAGAACGATGACGTGGACATCGTCTTCCAACTATCCAAGACCGATGACGGCCTAAGACTCAAACGCACCCACACACGCATCGGCTGGGTACCAGACACCATCGACCTCATCGTTGAAGACTTTGATGACACCATCAACATCAGACTCAAGACCAAAGAACGCACAGGCTTCACTAGCCAAGAGATAGCCCTAGCCAAACGCTTAGACGAACTCGGCTACCCCAAAGAACTAGGAACCAACGAAATCATCCGGCAAGCCAAAGCCCAAGGCATCACACTCGCCCGCAAAACCACAATCTCCCGAGCCGTCCAAGCCCGCCAAATGCCAACCCCCGACCCCC